AGAAAAAACCGGTTTGGCCACAATATTGGAAAATGAACGAGTTAGAATCTGTAAAAGCAACACTTCCGGTTGGAAAATGGAACGCGCAGTGGATGCAAGAGCCAACTTCTGAAGAAGGAGCACTAATTAAACGAGAATGGTGGCGAAAATGGGACAAAGAATATTTACCAGACGTTACTTACATCATTCAAAGCTATGATACTGCTTTTTTAAAAAAAGAAACTGCCGATTACTCTGCAATTACTACTTGGGGTATTTTTTATCCTGAAGAAGGTGGAAAACCAAATATAATTTTGTTAGATGCAATAAAAGAGCGGTATGAATTTCCAGAACTTAGAAGAGCAGCGTTAGAGCAATATAAATACTGGGAACCCGACATGGTTATCGTTGAGCAAAAAGCATCCGGAACTCCGTTAACGCACGAACTTAGACAAATGGACATTCCGGTGATGACATTTACGCCAAGTCGTGGTAATGATAAGCACGTACGAGTAAATTCTTGTGCGCCACTGTTCGAGGCCGGATTAATCTGGGCTCCTGATGAACAGTTTGCAGAAGAAGTCATTGAAGAATGTGCATCATTCCCATTTGGCGATCATGACGATTTAGTTGATAGTATGACTATGGCCGTTATGCGATTCAGGCAGGGAGGATTTTTACCTCACCCAGAAGATTACGAAGACGAAATACAACCAACTCGTAAGAGAGAATATTATTAATGCAAAAAGTACTTAAAGAATTATTTGATCAATTTGTAAAAAAAAACGGGAGAGAACCGGATAATTTAGAAATGATTCTAATTAGACAAAAAGCATCTACAGAAGATATTAGAAAAAGAAAAATTATTAGTATGTTTGATCGTTCACCGGTTGATGCAGACAAGCCGATTTTAGGTGGTCAAAATATCCAAGAAACAGACGCACAGATTTTAGAGAGATTAAATAAGGGAAACGAAGAAGGTATTAACAGATTAAAAAATAAAAAAGATGAACCTGACGATATGGCAACTGGTGGACGTGCAGGTTACTACGGCGGCGGTGTAGCAATGGTGGGTGAAGATCTATCAGAGATTGGTCATGGTTCGGATTCCTTGATGGCAAGAAACATGCAGCTTGCTCCAAATGGTCAAGCCACAACGTCAACAGGATTAAATTATTTATTAGGTCAAGATAACGACACAGTTAGAGTTCCTTACAACGAAGGCAACATGGTCCTGCCTAAACCTAAACCTAACGCAGATCCTATGGTAGAGTTATTAAGAGTCTATAACCTTTATCAAGAATCAATGCCCGGAGTATCACAAGATACTAAAAAATATCTTCAACAAGATTTTATACAAAAATTAAATGATGCTGGAATTTCACAAGAAGCTTTTATGACTAATAGAATGCAAAACAATTTTGCAGACGGTGGTAGAGCAGCTTTTGGTGGTGGTGGAACTATGGGTGCATCTGATAGAGGGTATCAAGGTGGAGGACGAAATGCACAAGGTAGTGTTTCAGGAACGGCTCCTGGTGCAGCTCCAGTAGGGGGAGGAGTTGATGATAGAGGGTCTCCAACACAAAATTTAAATAACTACCTTGCAATAAATGCTCCTCCTAAACAAAAACAAAGTATAATTGATAGTATAAAAAATAATAGATTTATTAATAATCCTTTTATAAAAGGTGCACTTAGAGTGGGTGCTTATACCTATAACCCAGCACTTCTTGGAACAGATCTAAGAACCTTGACTCAGTTAAAAGGTGTATATGATAACACAAAAAACATTATAAATAATCCTTCTTTTGAAGAAGAAGATATGACTTTAGGAATAGTATCAGAGCAACAACAAAAAGAAATTGATAAAGCAGCTACGATGGCTAATGCAATGAATGACAAAGGTGTTTTAACCGACATAGAAAAAAATACTATTTTTGAAAGTGTTAAACCTTTTGATGATAAAGGTTCGAGTGGATTTTATGGCTTAGGGGCAACAGAACCGTCTCCAATGACAAAACAAGAGTTTGATACTTACATTCAAGAAAAAGGTTACGCAGAAGGCGGACCAGCAAGACAAAACTTTAAAATGGGTAAACGTGCATTCTTAAAATTAATAGGTTCGGGTGTTGCAGGAATCGCGAGCCTTAAAACAGGACTCTTAGATTTTACAAAAGGTGGTGGTAAAAAAGTTGCAAAAGAAGTTGTAAAAGAAGCAACAGGAGCTCCTCCAGCATATTTCTTTAAGCTAGTTGATAAAATTAAGAAACTTGGTGATGATGCACCAAAACTTGCAGTAAAAGATAAAGAAAATGTTACAACATATAAAGATTACACATTAACTGAAGATATTACAACCGGAGAACAAACAATTCAAAGAATGAAAATAGATGATGATTTAAAATACGACGCTTCTGAATATTATGGAAAACCTGTAGGCGAAGAAGTTTACATGAGTTATAGACCTGGAAAAGGTCTGGCTGATGAAACGACTAAAGGTAAAACACCACCAGATGAATATACAGAAGACACTTCTTTAATAAGAAGTGATAGACCTGCTGAAGGAGAAATTATGGACACATTTGACGGTGTACCAGATGATTTGCTTGAAGAAGTTGGTGAGACTATCGTTAAAAAAGCAGACGGCGGACGTATTGGTTATGCGGGCGGTAAAAAAGTTGTCGATGCAATAATAAAAAAAGCCAATAAAAAATTAGGTAAGAAAGTAGTTACAACTGCAGATAAAGCTGAAATCCCTAAAGAGACTCTTTTACGGGATATGTTTACAGACACAAATAAAAGATTAAATAAAAAAAGAGAAATGACTGTTGACGAGTATGAAGATTTTGTAGAAGAAGTAGGTGGTGCGGATCAATTAGAAGCTTACAATTTTGATGGCACAGTAGGTGATGCAGAAAGAATTTTAAAAGAAAAAAAAGCTTATGAAAAAGAAATGTATCAACAATATAAAATGGGTAAACTAGATCCAGAAGCAGGTGATAAGTCTCCAGCTAGAAAAAGATTTTTAGAACAAAAACTTGCAGACATGGAAGCAAGTGGTGACTCAAAATTAATGACAAGAGAGGAAATAGAAGAACTAACTTTCTTTGATCTCGGTACTGAAATGGATAAAACTAAACTTTCTGTTAACGATGAAATTAAACAAGGTGTGGCTGATGTACTAAGCGATACATCTCCTGCAGCTTTAGAAAAAAGCATAGAGATTGATAATCTTATGTTAGAATATCCAGGAATGGATAAGAACCTTGCAGATCAAATTGCATCTGCATCACCTATAATGAAAGCTGATATGATCGCTATGGTAAAACAAACTTTTAAAATGGACGAAATGGGAATGAGTGGTGATGATATTATACAAACATTTAAAGACACAACTAGAACTAAACAAGCAACCGGGGGCCTTGCTTCTATATTAAGATAACCATGATTGATGAAACTACAAAATTTAACCGAGCCGAGGGCTATTACAAAAGAGATGCATCAATGGGTAATGTTGATGGGTCTTGGAAAAACTTTGTATCCATGGTCCAAGAACCACGGAACATGTACGCTGATGGTCAGTTAGTAAAAAACACGGACAATGGATCACGGCCCGGGTACAAGGGAGATCCTTTAGATGGTTACGATAGAGCAACAAGAAAACTAGATAAAGGTGTTACAAAAATAAGTAGTGAAAGAGTTTCATCTAAGATTATGAAACATATTTATCTAGATAAAGCCACAGGTAATGAAATAGAAGTTTTTAAAGTTAAAATTACTGACCAACCTTCAAACAAGGGCGGTAAGATGAAAGCAGGTAAAGGAGGGGATTATAAAACTTTATTATCAGAAGAATTTTCTACGTTAGAAGAAGCTATACAATCAAGAGATAATTACTTTGAGGAAAACCCTAGCAAAAGAGTGGTTGACCCTGAAAAACAAAAAATATCTAAAGACGATAGAAGATCTAACATAAAAAAAAATCAAGGAGTTGAAAGTTATAAAACTTCAACACAAGGAAGCGGTGTTGTTAAAGGACACTCCGGTAATATTTTTGGTGTAAATGAAATTAAACCTGAAGAAATAATTTATACAGATGAAACTATTAATTCTAAAATGTCTAATAAAGATGGAGTTGTTGATAAAGATAAACCAACTAAATTTGATGCCCTAGATTTTGAACAGAGAGCTACAGAAAGTAAAATAGAAGAAATTAAAAATAGTGACATGCCTGAAGCTAAGAAAAAAATAGAGTTAAGGAAACTTGATAATAAATTGATTGAGATAACGCTTCAATCTGATGGTTATAAAACAGCAACTTTAAGTGATGGTAGTAAATTTGGTACTTCTTTTCAAAGTACAAAATCCATGGATATGTTTAGTGAATTTCCAGGGATGAATGAAAAACAAGTAAAAGAGTTTGTTGGAGAATATTTTACTCAAGATGGTAAATTAAAACCTAAGTATGCAAATGCAAAAGATCTTCCACAGTCGGTGCAAGACAATATAACAAAAGCTTATACATTTAATGAAAATGTAAAACTTGCTCAACAAAATGCAAAAAATGATATTATAAATTTAGTAAAAAAAAATGACCCTACACTTGCAAAAAAAGTTAGTATTAAATTAAATAGCGGACTACCTGTAGATCAAATGTTAGCTGAAATAAAAAAAATTCCAGGAGTAAATAAATTGGCAAAAGGTTTTATGAAAGCAGGTGGACCTTTTGAAGTAGCTTTTTTTGGCTTAGATACTTTTAATGAATTTTCTAAAGGTAAAACCATAAAACAATCTGCTAAAACTGCATTATCTAATTTTACGTTTGGAGCTTATGAAGGAAACAAAATAGAAGACATGAATGTTCTTTTAGAGACTGCTAAAAATTTAAATATTGATAGCACTGGTTTTAATGAATTAAGAGAATTACAATATCTTCAAAATAAAATAAACGAAGAAAAAAAATTACTTACGGAGATGGCTTACTTTAATAGAGATCAAGGAGGCAAGAGTTTAACAGGTGACTTTGATTTAAAAACTAGAGCTGCTGATTTAACAGCATTAGAAAATGAATTTAAATCAAGAAGTGATTCACTAGCTGAAAATGTAGATATAGATAGTTTAGTAAATAATTATACCAAAACAACTAAGTCTCTTGCAGAACTAGAATTTGATGAAAGTAAAGATACTAAATCAAAACAAGTCTATCCTGAAATGGGTACAATCTACAGTGATCTTATGGCAACTATTAAAAGTCCAATAGACAGTTTGTTACCACAAAATTTATTGGAAACAGGATTGGGGCCAATTAGTAATGTTACGAGACCCTATGTAAGAGCAGCACAAAAAATTCCTTTTATAGGGAAGTATTTTAAACCTACTTCCCCTGCCGCAAAATTATCAGCAACAAACCAAGATGATAGAATTAAAAGAGTTGAAAAAGATAAACTTAGTATAATAGAAGATGCTCAATCACCCTATTATCCAAAAGCTGATGGTGGTATAATAACATTAAGGAGTAAATATGAGTATAAAAAATAAACCAAAAAAGAAAAACCCAACACTTGCAGCTAAGAACCCTGCATTTAAATGGTGGGCAGTTCCACCTAAAAAAGGGCCCTTATCACAAGGGTTGAAATTAAAACCAAAACAAGTTAAGAAAGCGTAGGAGAAAATATATGGCAGATATAGATAAAGCTCTCCCTAACGAAAGACCTGAAGACCAAGTTCTAGAAGGAATGGAAGAGGTTGATGTTGCAGACGAGTTAGGTAAGGGACCAGTAGAAATTACAGAAGACGAAGACGGGGCTACAATTGATTTTGACCCTAACGCAATGCCTATGCCAGAAGAAGGCGGAGATCATTTTGCAAACCTAAACGAATTACTTCCAGAATCAGATACGAGTGCCATGGGTAATCAATTACAAAGTGATTACATGGAATACAAAGTTTCACGTGCTGAATGGGAAAGAGCTTACATTGATGGTTTAAGTTTATTAGGATTTAAATACGATCAAAGAACAGAACCTTTTCAAGGAGCAAGTGGTGCAACTCACCCCGTGTTAGCTGAAGCTGTTACACAATTTCAAGCGTTAGCTTACAAAGAATTACTTCCATCTGATGGACCCGTTAGAACTATGGTGATGGGTGTATCTGATCCACAAAAAGAACAGCAAGCTCAACGTGTTAAAAATTTTATGAACTATCAATTGATGGATCAAATGCAAGAGTACGAACCTGAGTTCGATCAAATGTTATTTTATTTACCTTTGTCTGGTTCTACATTTAAAAAAGTTTATTACGACGATTTACTGGGAAGAGCGGTTTCTAAGTTTATCCCAGCTGATGACCTTGTTGTTCCGTATACGGCTACTTCATTAGACGATGCGGAATCAGTCATCCATGTAGTTAAGATGTCAGAAAATGATTTACGTAAACAAATGGCAGCAGGTTTTTATTCTGATATAGAACTTACAAAACCTACTGGTACAGTTACAAACGACCTTGAAGAAAAAGAAAGAGAAGTTGAAGGCGTTTCAAAATCCCAAAGAGTCGATCCTTTATACACAATTCTAGAATGCCACGT